ATCTGGAAGGCATTAGGATTGGCTACGGCATTGTTACGGTGATCCATAACTGGCAACCACATTTCATGCGATAGTCCATCAATGCTCACAGTACAATGTACGGTCATTGTCCCATCAGTGTGGGCCTCACTCTCTTGGAATGAGTAGGTAGCCTCTGGGTAGTGCTGCTTAGTGACAGCCCATGCCCAAGCCCATGATAGGTAGGTTAAGTTGCCTTTGCTTTCGGTGTGGTCGTTTACATTAATTGAGCTTAGTGTTTGCCATATACTCATCGTATCTCTCCTTTTGTTCAGATAGTAAAGTTTCTAATCGGTCTGCAATGATTTGCAATTCTTCTACAACGTCTTCGTCCCACTGAAAGCTGGCTTGGTTCTCATACCGACGAGCCCAAGTAGCACTAGACTGTAGTGATAGTATCCAATCGGGAATCATCTAAGCGCACTCCTGATTGATCCCATAGCATCGAGATCTAAGCGTCTATTTTCTTCTACCTGATGCTGTTGCATTTTGTTCCATTCGTCCTCATCCTCAATCATCTGCTCGGAGATGCGGTCTAGTTCACGGTGAAACAATCGGATGATGGCCATGTCTTGTACGCCAATGGCGTATCCTGATCGGCATAACCTGGCTATCTCAAATGCGAAATTTTCCAAGTCCTCGATCATGCTTAGTTGTTGTTTCTCGTTCATGTCTACTCCTGTTTGCTGATGAACCTAAACAATATGCCATACTAATTCGTGTGTCAACTTGTTTTTGTAAATAATTAATGGTAGAGTTGCATCTATTGTTTAATCAGATAAAAGAGGTCACATGAAGTTAAGTAAGGTTGAAACAGCGCGAATTGATATGCTGCGTAACGTGAAAGAGCTAGAACTAAAATCATTCCTGGCACTGACCAGGCAGACTAATCATGGACTGGCCATGAAGCTAGGTATCAGTCCACAGAAGATGCACGCATGGAAGAAGCGGGGCGATTGCTTTGTCAAGTTCGGTGACAACTGGGTTGTAACTGAGATCAATCTTAGGATGGAAAAGAGGGTCTATTAAAAAGACCCACCGAAGTGGGCCGTGGGAGTGCCGTGAGGGGAACGGCGAGTCAATCAGCAAGAGTGACAAGTGAATAGTATCAGATGACAGAACTAGAAAAAAGGTTTGATTTATCACCGGAAGGTGTTAGATTAAATGTGTCGGCGGGATTGCGAGTCCCTTTAATGTCCGATTGCAACAAGCCGAAGAATCGAGTTACAACCGACACGATTCAAATCCTAGCACAATTGCAATCTTCATAAAAGACCTTCCTGCCGATGGAAAGTGGCGCTTAACTGTGCGTCCAATCCATAAAGCAGTAATCCGTGAGCACGTTGTAGGTCTGTCAGCTTGACCCGATTCACGTCCTAAACGCAGAGACCCAAGTGGGTTGGCTAGGGTAGCGCCTAGTCAGGAAACCGAAAGGACATTAGTACCGCATCTTAGGATGTAGCCACGCAAAATCTAAGCGACCTAACGAGTTGTACGATTGTGGCTTGCAAAGGGAAAAAGCTGAACTGTGTCTAAAATAAGGAGATGACGTGGAGTTAAGAGAGCATCAGGTAAGAGCGATTGAGATGTGTAGGGACTCAATCAGAAAGGGCAATAAAAGAATAATGTTAGCTGCACCATGCAGTTTTGGGAAGACGAGAGTAGCAGTAGAGATGCTGGCCAATGCTGCCAAGAAAGGTAAAGAGGGTATCTTTATCTGCGATCGGATCAAGCTGGTTCAGCAAGCGATAGAAGAATTTGACAAGCATGGTATCGAGGCTGGTGTGATCCAAGGGTGGAATCATCCTAGGTCAAACTGGACTTCTAATATCCAAATTGCATCAATTCAAACTCTGGCAAGGCGTAGAAACTGGCCCATGTCCAGGCTAATCATCGTTGATGAAGCGCATATCCACTACAAGACCACGACTACTTTGATGGAAAAGTATTCTGCTGTGCCGGTCATAGGTCTGTCTGCTACACCATTCAGCAAAGGTCTAGGCAATCACTATGACGACCTGATTGTTCCGATCACCGCCAACCAGCTAACGGATAAAGGGTACTTGGCACCAGCTAAATACTTTGGCGGCACTAAGCCTAACCTCAAAGGCGTTAAGTCTAGGCGGTTGAATACTGGCGCGTCAGACTTTGACCCAACTGCGCTATCTACTAGGATTGAAGAAGACACTAATCTGGTCGGTGACATTATCGAGAACTGGATTAAGTACGGTGAAAACTCACAGACGATAGCCTTCTCTCCGTCGATCAACCATAGCAAAACGATGGTAAGAATGTTTAATGCTGCGGGTATCAGTGCCGAGCATATCGATGGATACATGGACGATGCCGAGCGGCAGATCCTCTACCGCGAACATGACGAGGGCAAGTTCAAGATCCTGTCATGCAGTCGGCTGCTCAATACTGGATACGATGCGCCATCTGTCCGGTGCCTGATCGATGCTTTCCCCACCAAGTCATTGGCTAGTTATGTCCAGCGGATAGGCCGAGTGCTACGCATACACCAAGATAAGCCATACGCCATAGTCTTAGACCATGCGGGTAACGTGTCGCGTCATGGATTCGCTGAAGACATTGTGCCTGATGTGCTGCATGACGGTGAGAAAGAATACAACGAGCGGGAACAGACCAAGGATAAGAAAGAACCCAAGACAATGGACTGCCCACAGTGTTATCAGACCATGATGGTTCCACGGTGCGCGTGTGGTTATGAAGTACCCAAGGCTGAACTGCTGAAGACAGACAAGCAGATCTTGAAAGAGATCAAGCGAGAAGATAAGGGGAGATGGTTATACGAGTTGCAATTCTATGCGGCTCAAAAGGGATACAAACCTGGCTGGGCAAGCTGGGCATACAAATCAAGGTTCGGTGTCTGGCCTCGTGTCAGGCCTATGCCGAGCAACGAGCGGATGCCAGAGGTTCAAAGTTATCTGACATACTTACAAATCAAGAGGGCAAAAGATGCTGGAAGAAATTTTAGGAAGGCTGGATAAGGTAAAGAAGGCGGGTAAAAATTATGTGGCATGTTGCCCAGTACACCAAGACAACAACCCGTCAATGTCAATCAGCGAGCAAGGCACTAGGATATTAATCTACTGCCATGCTTGCGGGGCCAAGGGTAGCGAAGTAGTCCAGGCAGTAGGTCTAAGTGAGTCGGCATTGTTTAATGATGAACCACAAAAGACGGGCGGAAAAGGTTACTTTTCTAAGGATCAACGCGAACAGGCTTTGGAAGATGCGTATTTCATATCGATATACGATAATGAATTGAGCAAGGGGCACAAGCCAAGTCTTGAAGAATACCGCCGGTACAAGCTAAGTCAGCAACGGGTTAAGGTGCTGGGTGCGGCATGAGCGACTGGTATATACAGGACGTTAGGACTGGATTTATAGACGGATTTTATGCCGAAGGAGATATGGCAGAAGATGTGATGCTAAGGTGCGTAAGGAAATTCAAACGATGGATGGTGCTCAAACAACGAAAACCAAATGAAACCATTGACGACTTTATATTTTGGGATGAAGGGTATGCCGACTGGTATGAAGATTGGCTACACGATACTGGTTATTACTCAATTACGTCAGAAGAATAATTAGCTCGTTCAAAAACCCAATTAATCAGGAGCCATAACCCAATGATATTGAGTAAAGAGAAGTTAGCCACCGAATGCGTCCGCATGACAATCCAGAATCAGGAAGGTCTGGACAACATGATGCACATGCTAGGGCAGATCGAGTTAGAGTTTCCCATTGACGTACAGATAGAGAAGCACAAGAAGAAACGTACCGCTACCCAGAACAACACTGCTAACAAATGGTATCGAGACTGCGAGAAGCAGGGCGATATGAAGGCGTGGGAATACAGGGCCTATTGTAAATTGCACTTTGGAATCCCTATCCTCAGACGTGACAGCGAGAAGTTCAAAGCAGTGTATGATCGAGACGTGAAGCCTTACACTTACGAGCAAAAGTTATCGTTCATGGTGGAGCCCTTTAACTTTGAGGTGACAAACTTGATGAACGTGAAACAGCACAGCGAGTTCCTAGACATGGTCGAGCGTCATCTGCGGGAACAGGGATTCCAATTGACCGAGGTGAGCAAATGACATGGCCAAAAAATGTAAAGTCTGCGGGGAAAAGTTCACGCCAACTTTCACAAGTTTCCAGAAAACGTGTAATGCGACTCAATGCCTTGTCGCGTTTGGAAAGACAGAAAGAACTAGAATCAACCGCAAAGAAACCAGAGAGTCCAAGCGAGACAGATCCTACTGGATGAGACGGTGCCAAACCGAGTTCAATAAATACATTAGGAACCGAGACAAGAAAGAACCTTGCATATCATGCAACCGTCATCACGATGGGCAGTACCATGCCGGTCACTACAAGACAGTGGGCGGTCATCCTGCACTACGATTTGAAGAAGACAATTGCCACAAGCAGTGCTCAGTCTGCAATAACTACAAGTCTGGTAATTTATCAGAATATCGGTCAAACTTGTTGATAAAGATAGGGTTAGAGCGGGTCGAGTGGCTAGAAGGGCCGCATGATCCAGTCAAATATACCATTGAGGATCTGCAAGAGATGCTATCCAAGTATCAATCACTGAATAAGAAATGGGTACAGTCTCCACGCTAGACCGTAATGCTGAACAGGTGCGGGATGTACTCCGTAGCCTGTTGGAACAGTGTGAGGCTGGCAACATCTGCGGTGCCGTCATAGTGACAGAACACCTCGACAGGTTTGACCTAGATATGCCTGGAACCTTCTCAACAGATCCTGATTCAATAGCTGCACTCACTGGCCGGTTGCAAATGGCCGCGCATTCGTTCTACCAGATGAGCTGGGAATATGACGACGAAGTATAAGACCACGACCGAGCACCTAGATTTCTGCAACACTGATTACCAGCGTCAGATTATTGAGATGACTTTGAGCGGGATGAATCAGTCTGAGATTGCTAGAGAGTTAGGCAAAAATCCCAGAAGAATTAATAAAGCAGTTGTGGCTATTCATAGACGGGCAGCACTTCAAGGTGTAGCGCCAGCCTATAATGTAAACCGTCAGACAGTCCCAGGATTTACCACTAAGCGAGTCAGTACCGCCTACAATTTGGACGGTGATATCGTTTTACAGTGGCATATCCAAGAACCAGAACGGCAGAAGCTGGAAGAATTAATCGCTCAATTTGTGGAGGGATTCAAAGATGAAGTCTCGGGAATACACGCTCCCATTAACCCGCCCCAAGGCATTGATGAAGATTATATGGTTGCTTATATTATTGGGGATCATCATCTTGGGATGCTTGCTCACCACACTGAGACGATGGGCGAGGACTATGATGTCAAGATTTCGCAACGGCTCTTAGAAAATGCAGTTGATCGGCTGGTCAGTGTGGCGCCAGCGGGTAAGGTCGGTGTGCTTGTGAATCTTGGCGACTTCATGCACGTCAACGACTCTACCAGCTCAACGCCTAACAGTAAGAATCTACTCGACAGCGATGGCCGATACTCCAAGACCATTAGGGCTGCAAGCAATGTCATAAAGCGTACCGTTTTGCGGATGCTAGAGAAACATGCCGAGGTCTGGCTTGTGAATGTTCGCGGGAACCACGATCCAGATGCTGCGTTGTGGCTGAACGAGGTCATGCGCCTGTACTTTGAAGATGACCCGCGTGTTCACGTTTTCGATAACGCCTCTAAATTTATCTGGTGGCAGTGGGGCAAGAATCTAGTCGTGACCCACCACGGAGACAGGATTAAAATGTCCAATCTACACGGGTCAATCGTGTCAAATCTCAGGAAAGAATGGGGCGAAGCGGAGCACACTTTCGTATGGACGGGACACATACACCACAAGAATCAAGAAGAATATGGCGGCGCATTGTTCGAGTCTTGGAACATCCTAGCACCCGCAGACGCTTGGCACGCTTCCTCTGGCTATGCCAGTTCTCGGAGTATGACATGTGTGATTCTTCACAAAGACTATGGGGAAGAAGGCAGATTAAAGGTGAACGTGGAGCGGATTAAATGAGCGCATTTGATGAGCAGATAGGCGGCAACCACTACAAGCTGATGATGATTCAGCCTACTGAATACATATTAGCGAATGATATGGGATGGTGTGAAGCAAATGTTGTGAAGTATATCAGCCGGTGGCGGTCTAAGGGTGGGGTCGATGACTTGCGAAAGGTGGTGCATTACACTCAGATTTTGATTGAAAAAGAAACGGCCACTAAATCTAAGACATAAAAAAACCCAGCGATTAAACTGGGTTCTTCTAAATTCAGCAGGGGTAAACCGGCAAGTTATAACCCTGCAATCAGTTAAATGCACTGGTATACGGTTAACTGATATCCAAATTATAATTACATTAAATCATAAAATCAATGGGCCGATATCTTCTAAAACTACGCACCCATTAGATAAGAATAACTCCGAAAACATACCCGAATAAAAAAGCCACAATCATCGCCCCGCCTGTGAAGCGTGGCACCATTAGTTTATCAAGCTGTTTCTTGATCATTTCTTGCCCTCGATTTGTTGTAGTTTGTCCAGCATTTTAAGCACGTCTAGCAACACGGTCTGTTCGTATTGGTCGATCTCTGGATTGCAGTAAGTCTCGCGCACTTTAACTAGCGTCATCCATGCGGTTAACAGTTCGGTTCGGGTTGGTCTCAGGCTCATTGGTTCTCCTTGATGATTTTCATTGCTGTTGGCTGGCTAATTCCCAGAATACGCCCAATATTTGGTGAACTTTTACCCTTGGCGTGACGTTCTAGAACTGCCGCCACGAGTTCGGCATGTGTCTCAAATGGGCCGGTCGCCCTTGGTCGTCCCTGTTTCATTTTGGTCGATCTCTGGATTGCAGTAAGTCTCGCGCACGGATGCCCTCATTTTTTCTGAAACTATTGTCCAAGCCTGTTGTAGTTCTTCTAATTCTTCAGAGTCATCGGAAAGACAATCTTCTGCATAACCTGATATTGTCATCCATAGAGCTCGCATTGCTTCGTCTGTATTCATCGTATTCCCTCGCAGTCTGGTTTTAAGTCGTCATAGTCCGGCCAGTAGCCTAGACAGACGTTGTATCGGTATTCTTTAGACATGCTGACCTCGTGGTCATAGTCCCAACTTGAGACCCATAGCAAGGCCGCGACAACTGCCACGGCGATGCAGATCTTTGTAAGGCGGTTCATGCTTGCCCCCATTGATAGCCTAGTTGGTCGACTAAATAATCTCGTGCCCGTTCGCGGTCAATGGTGTCGCCACAGAACCCGTCAAGCTGTAAGACGTGCATCCAAGCGGCGTGTAAGTGCATCGTGCAAACTGTCGGCGATATTGGGTACAAACCCTGCGGCCCGTAGTAGTCCCACAAGTACCGGCAAAAATGAATCATTTCCTTGTCTTTGTTCATGCTGTCACCTCGCTTGGCACTGGGATTTTACCGGCCCAAATGCGGCCCGTTACTTCGAGGATGATTTGGTCAACGTGCGCTTGTGTAACGTGATCGTTTGGCATGGCCGCACAATCTACTAGCCAGTCGGTATCACTGAGACCTGAAACTAATTTCTTGAAGTCGTTAAATTTGTCCATGTTACGCCACCTCCAAAGATCGGGCCGCTATGATGCGCTCGGCATCGTTCTCTATGTTGTAAGACTGACAAACAAAGCCGCCGCCGAAGTGTCTAGCGCGATACACCCTAAAGCCTAAACGGTTAGCAATCTCGCGGGCTTCGTCGTAATCGTTGGCAAAGGCTAAGAAGTGGATGACGTAACGAGGGTTCCCGTTGCCGTCGTTGTTGATGCGGTAGAACTTGTGCCCCAATTGTTCTTGGATGCGGTGGGTTAAATGTGCTGCGTTATCCATGTGTAATTCCTTGCTGATTAAGTTATAATTGATGCCACGAATGAGAAGATAAAACATAACGTAAAACGTGTCAACTCTTTTTTTATGTTTATTATTTAATAGGGTGAAACATGCCTGATATGCGTCACAAGCTGGACAAGAAAACGGCCGATCGGCATTTTCCTGAGTGGTCTCACGGTGGCAAGGGATCGCACGCTAGAAAGACTACTGTAGAGAGTCGGGCTCAATACTCGGCCAATTGGGATAAAATCTTTGGTAAGGGTAAGAGCAATGACTAGTAAGAACCTACACACCAAAACAAGAAACAGATTAGCTCGACAGGATGCACTCAGAGAGTACATGCAGGAAAGAGGGTCAGTTCAATATCTTTTTGATATCATTGAGAAGATAGAGAAATTAGAGCCTAATTCTGAGACATTTCAACAGGATCTAGCCAAATACTCTAAGGTGGTGGATGTACGGCATAAAATGCTTGGGAAATATCTGCCAGAGCTGAAGGCTACAGAAATTACGGGCGAAGGTGGCGGGGATCTTCAAATAACGGTCTCAGACTTCAAGAATGCCTGACATCTCTATTCCCTATCAGTGGGAACCTAGGCCGCATCAAATCCCATTCTTCAAGGCTATGGATTCAGGGGCCAAGCGTGCCTGTATCGTGTGGCACCGTAGAGCTGGCAAGGGTGCTGCAACTCTAAACTTCACAGCCAAAGAGATGTTTAAGCGGGTAGGGACGTACTGGCATCTATTCCCAGTGCAAACACAGGCGAGGAAAGCGATCTGGAACGGTATTGACAGTGAAGGCCGGTCAATCCTTGATCAAGTCTTTCCTGACGCCATACGGAAGCGCACGAGCTCTCAGGAGATGCTGATAGAGCTGGTCAATGGGTCAACATGGCAGCTAACCGGCTCAGATAACTATAACAACCTAGTGGGCAGTAATCCGGTCGGCGTGGTGTTCGATGAATGGTCACTATGCGACCCCAATGCATGGGGATATATCAGGCCAATCCTTGCTGAGAATGGTGGATGGGCGGTGTTCATATACACGCCACGGGGCAAGAATCACGGCCATTCACTGTATCAGATGGCCAAGAAGTCTAACGAGTGGTTTTGCCAGAATCTAACCATCAACGACACCAAACGGGCCGATGGCTCACCTGTTATCAGTAGTGACATCATAGATAATGAGCGACTGGAAGGGATGGATGAGGCACTGATCCAGCAGGAGTTCTACGGATCATTCGAGGCTCAGATAGCAGGGGCCTACTACTCAGACCAACTGACAGCAGCAAAGGAACAGGGACGGGTCGGACGGCTGCCAATAGAACCATCATTACAGGTTCACACGGCATGGGATCTGGGCATTAGTGATGCTATGTCCATCTGGCTATTCCAAGCAATGGGCAAAGAGATACGGCTCATTGGGTACTACGAGAACACGTCGAAGGGCATGGAGCATTACATTCAATGGTTGAACCAATACGCGACGACCAACAACGTGATGTTAGGATCACACCTTGCACCACATGACATTGAAGTCAGAGAGCTCACCTCAGGCCGATCACGCAAAGAGGTAGCCAGAGAGATGGGCATCAACTTTAGGACTGTACAACGACCGAGAACAAAGGCTGAAGGCATACAAGCCGTTAGACGTATGTTTCCTAGATTCTGGATCGATGATGAGAAGGCCGAACACGGTTACAACTGCATCGCATCATACCATCGGGAATACGACGACAAGCGCCAAGTGTTCCGTGATACACCTGTACACGATTGGGCATCACACGGGGCCGATGCACTACAAACCCTTGCACTAGGATGGCAGGAATCAATGGTGTCAGGCCATAGACCACAACCGAGGCAAGCCAAGGTGCAGTTTAGTGTCTTCTAACGAACATATTAACCGCAGTTTAGTGTCTGATGCGTACATTGTATTCACTAACGACTCAGGCCATTGGTGGTCACCGTTCCTTCATCCGTTCATCAAGCACTGTTATCTGATGATGGCAGACCGAGGCCGCTGGCTGATCTATGGCAAGTCAATGCACTATGTGGACTTGTTTACTATCGATCGACAACCCGATAAAATCGAGGAGGTTATCATTGTCAAAATCGATCGTAAGACCGCGAGGCAATCATTATTCATGCTCAATACATGCGTAGGACACGTTAAACAGATTCTAGGCATCAACCGACCGTTCATCTGGACACCATACCAGTTGTACAAGTATCTGGAGAAAACAAAATGAAGAAACCAAAGGCACCAAAACCAACGGCTCAAGAAGTAGCAGTGACACAGAGACAACAACGGGCACTCGATGAGGAGATTGGAGAACAAGAACAACGGTTCAAGGCTCTAGCACGAGGCAAGTTAGGCTCTGCATCTTTGTTAGGCGGCGCTCCACGTTCTAGGACTGAAGCCGCTATGGGTGGCCGAGCATCCAAGGGTGCTGCTGCTGGTGCTGGACGATCAATGCTAGGCGGTTTAGCTGGTGCTGGTAGACGTGGGGCTGCTGCTGCGGCTCGTGCTGGTTTAATGACTTCGACAATGGGCAGATAACATGAAACTTCCACCCAATCTAGGATCTATGCAGGATCTCAAGACCCGAGAGGCTAGGGCCTTTGATGCTGAGTATCTATGGCACGATCAATTATCGGATGTGTACGAATACTTCCTACCCCAACGGAACCTGTTCGACAATCAGGATACAGGCCAAAAGAAAATGGAGCGTATCTTTGACTCTACTTCTCTAACGTCTATCCAGCAGGGGGCCAGTAAGTTACAAGAGAACATTGCACCGATCTGGGCTAGGTGGGCCACATTCAACCCGTCGAATGAAGTTCTCAAGCTGCTAGAGTCAGGCGACTTCAACGTTAGCGAACGTCAGATCCGAGAGAACCTAGAAGAACAGGCCGTTATCGTATTTGATTATATCAACCGGTCTAACTTCGGGACTCAATTCTACGAGGCCGCGCTAGATCTTTTAATTGGTACTGCTACCTTACGGATTGACGAGACCGACGACGAAGATATGCCGATTGTCTTCCATTGCGTACCACAGAAAGGTATCGCATTTGAAGAAGGCCCGTATGGAAACATCGAAACCCATTGGAGACGGTTCAAGGTCAAGGCCAGATTGCTAGAGCGGATGTGGAAAGGGTTCGAACCATCGCCTACTATTCAAGAAATGATCGATAACCAGCCTAATGCAGAGGTTGAACTGTCAGAAGGTGTCATCTTTGACCCCAAGACCAAGCGATACTACGGTTGTGTATGGGTTAAACAGGAAGAACGTCTATCTTGGACAGAAGATTTTGGTGTTTCATCGCCTTGGGTAACGGGCCGGTACACTAAAGTCTCTGGTGAGGTTCGAGGTCGTGGGCCAGCTATGCAAACGCTCCCAGATGTACGGTCATTGAACAAGGCCAAAGAGTTTGTATTGCAGAAAGCGGCCATTGACCTAGCGGGTATGTACACTGCAACGGACGACGGGGTTACTAATCCCTACAATATGGTTATAGCGCCAGGTATTGTTATTCCAGTAGGTTCTAACAACACCAACAACCCGTCTATACAACGTTTAGACACGTCAAGTAGCCTAGCACTAGCACAATTCGAGATTTCAGAACTGCAAAATGCTATTAAACTTGCCATGTTCAACGATCTGAGAGACCCAGCAGGGCCGGTTAGGACTGCAACTGAGATTGCCATCGAGTCCAGAGAGCTAGCCAAGCGTATTGGTTCAGCATTTGGACGGTTGCAGACTGAGATATTGATCCCAATCCTTAAACGAGTCGTGTCTATCCTGATTCGTCGTGGGTTAATCACGCCTATTGAGTTGGATGGTCGTGATGTAGAGATCAAATTCACGTCACCACTAGCACGAGCACAGGATTCCGAGGACATTCTAGCAGTACAGCAAGCCGTACAGTTTGTTCTAGGGACTGCTGGGCCTGACCAAGTACAGATGGCCTTTAAGATTGAGGACTTTGGAACCTGGGTAGCAGAGAAAACAGGCATGAGTTCTGAATTAGTTCGTGATGACGCAGAGAAACAACGCATTATTCAAGCTGGAGCAGAAGCTAAACAGATGGAGATGCAAGGTTCTACTCAACAACCACCACAACTACAGGCCGTTCAATGAGCTGGGAAGACTTAGAGATAGATACGGGGAAAGCACAGAAAGCACAGAGCGCAATCAGGGAAAAACAAGCCGAACTAGCCAAGGCTTATAACCGTTGCTTTGCAACTGACGACGGTAACAGGGTACTAGAAGACCTGAGCAAACGCTTTCTACTAGAGAACGACACTTCTCTTGCTGCACAGAATATAAACTATGAAGCCGCTTACCATAACGGGGAGACCGGCGTCATGAGGTTTATTGTTCACCAAATCCAGCAAGCGGAGAGACTATGACAGAAGTAATGGAAGTAGAAGAAGTTAAAAAGAAAGGACGACCCAAGAAAGAAGACCCATCCGTCGAAGTAATTTGCGACGAACGGGAATACTTGCAAGAGAAAAGCTTTAAGTTTGAATGGCTAGATCTGCTTGCGGCACAGTATGGGTTTGATAAGTTCGAGTATCTTCATAAATTCAGAGCATTCAGATGTTACCGAGAAAACAAGCATTTAGATTGGATCGACGTTAACGATTTATCTTTGCTTAACGGTGGTAGAAGGCTTGATGAAATCCGGTTGAAGCACCAAGCGGTCAGTCCTAAGCGGGCTGTAATTCAATATGCGTGGAGATAACTATGAGTGAACAATCAGTAGAAAACGATGTTGCAGTAGAAGCACAACCAGTTAGTTTAGTAGATGCTGCCCAGCCAGAATTATCTGAGGGTGAGTACTTCCTAACTGACGGGATCAAGGGAACCGGTGAGGCACCAGAGTGGTACAAGTCTGACAGATACAAGTCAGTCGCAGATCAGGCCGCTGCTTATACTGAGCTAGAAAAGAAGTTTGGTGCATTCAAGGGTGCTCCTAAAGACGGCTACTCAATGCCTGAAGGTATCGACAAAGAAGATGAGTTGATGCAGGAGCTAATGGGCTTTGCTGCTGAGACTAATATGTCCCAAGACTACTTTAATAAAGCGTGGGAATTGCTGTCTGCTCAGTCAGAGGCCGTAGAAGAAGTATCTGCTGAAGCTGAAATTGCCAAGTTAGGCGACAACGCAACGGATCGTATCAAGACCGTAGAACAGTTTATGAAGAATAATCTGGACGCTGAGGTCTACGAGCAAGTTCGTTATGCTGTTAACTCTGCTGAATCTATCATGCTGGTAGAGGCACTAATCAAGAGTACGGCACCGCAAAAACTTCCTATCGATGGGCATGTTGTTCCTGGTGGAATTACTTGGCCTGACATCGAGAAAGAAATGTTCCGAAAGGACGAGAACGGCAACCTTCTACGATCAGTAGACTCTAACCATGAGAAGAAAATTCAAGAAATGATGTTTGCTTTTGGTGGTGACAAGCCGAATGTCCAAGTATTCGGTTAGTTGCTTTTATAAAGTAAAATGATATTATATGTCTGTCAGGGACTCCCATCGCGGATCTGACAGATTTGGGTTGAAGGCTGACCGATCTGTCGGGCACTCAGTCAAAACCTCATAACCAGCAAATGTTTCATGTGAAACACTTGTGTAGATTATTATAAATTTTGAGGATTAGACTAATGTCAAAACAATTATCTTCTGTTGCGGTAACAGAATTTGACAGCATGGTTAAACACGCCTATCAGGGCATGGGCTTGCTGAAAGGTTCTGTAACTGTACGCAACAACGTCGTAGGTGATACCTACAAATTCCGTCGTCAAGGCAAGGGCCTTGCAAACCAGAAATCAACTTCAGATCTTGTAACTCCTATGGACGTAAGCCATGAGTTCAGGACTGCTACGTTGGCTAACTGGAACGCTCCCGAGTACACAGACATCTTCGACCAAGCTGACGTTAACTTCGATGAGAAACAAGAATTGGCAATGACTATTGCCGGTGCTTTGGGTCGTCGTTGTGACCAGTTGGTTATCGATGCTATGGATGCCTCGACTCCATTAACAACTACTGTACCTGCTGGTGCTGCAAACTTAACTATGGCTAAGGTAATCCAAGCCCAAGTTGAATTGCGCGACCAAGGTGTACCCAACACTGACCTGTTCGCAGTCATCGAAGCTGAAGGCTTAGGTGGTTTGTTGAACGATGAACTGGCAACGTCTACGGACTATCAGAACATCAAAGCTCTGGTTTCTGGTGAGATCAATACCCTTGTAGGGTTCCGATTCATCATCATTGAAACTCGGACTGAAGGTGGTTTAACTGAAGCCGGTAACATCGTTGACTCATGGTTCTATCAGCGTCCTGCTGTTGGCTTGGCCGTTGGTATTGACATGAAAACTGAAATTAACTGGATCGCTGAACGTACCTCTTGGTTAAGTAATGGTATGTTGAAAGCTGGCTCTGTCGTTCGCGACGAGGGTGGTTTAGTTAAAGTTCAATACGACAAAACTGCTTAAGGAGTAACTAGCAATGGCTTTCGATTACACGAAACTGTCCCGCATTGGCGGAAGTGGTGATTCACAAAAGGTATTCGCTTATGCGTCTTCCGATTCAATCGCCACGGTTACTGGTACGGATTACTTCCTTCCAGCAATCAATGAGCTGCAAGTTAATGACGTTATCATCGTAAGTGATAGCGATGCGGCTGCTGTTACAATCACATTTGTGAAGACTAACAGTGGTACGAGCATTGACTGTGCATCTGGCACCGCATTAGGCGATGCCTAAGTGATTGGGGGCTTCGGCCCCCGTCATTCTTGTAGGTAACAATATGGCAACTAAAATCGGCGTAGTTAATGGTGCGTTAGTCTTGATCGGGGATACTCCAATCAATTCATTAATCGGCGGTTCTAGGGCCCAACAAGTTGCTAATACGTTGTATGACAGCATTGTCCGGTCTGAGCTGACGAAGCACAGATGGGGATTTGCTAGAGTAAAAGCACAGCTATCGCTTACAACGGAAGTTCCAATCGATCAAGAATGGGACTCAATCTACCAGCTACCTTCAGATTTATTATTCCTGATTAAGATATACCCAGGAATCAGATACCAGATTTATGGCAATAAAGTGTACGCCAACAATACCGGCCCACTTTACTGCGACTATATTTATAACGCTCCAGAATCAACATGGCCACCGTATTTCACTCAGATGATTGAGTATGCACTGGCTAAAGATTTTGCAACGAGCATCCGAGACAGTTCAGCATCACGGCAAGAAATGTCTGCTGAGTATGTAAATGCTTCTAGAATGGCCCGATATACAGACTCCCAGCAATACCCAATGACACCTATCACGAGCAACCCTTTTGTTAACGTGAGGTTCTAGTGGCCAAGTCTCGCTTTATCCAAAATAACTTTGTTAGTGGAGAGTTGTCGCCATTAATGCGAGGCCGTACTGATATTAATCAGTATTACCAAGGGTTGCAGACAGCTAACAATGTCGTTCTAGTCCCACAGGGCGGTGTCAAGCGTCGTCCTGGCACTGAGTATATTGATACTGTCCTGAATAAACTGGAGCGTCTAACGGCTCAGAATCCAATCATGCCTAATGGCGGGTCTGGATCAGTAGCTAATGACGGTGACGACACTACT